GCAAAAGCTCGCCCTTTATTCATTCCTGAAATGTGTGATGTCTTGGTGGGTAGCACTTGACTAGAGGTTTTGAAAATGTATTGATCAAGAGAGTCGTTATTTAAAAGTGAAATTTGATTGGGTCATTCTGATAATAATCTTCGTTACCATAGAAGGCTTGAATTAGATGAAAAATTTCGATATTCATTTGAATTTGACGGTAAGGAATGAGATAGTAGTGTTGTTCCTGAATTAATTAATTATGCATTTGAAATTTATAGGTCTTTTTTTGAAGAAGGTGATGACGTTGATAACCATTTTAGATTTCTTCGCGATACTATGGTGAACAAAAGACTTGTACTTCATAATGGTAACACATTTGACATAAACCATGGCGTATCTACGGGTCATGCGTGAACTGCGAACATAAACTCCATGGTTAATTGGATATTGTGAACTTCTACGATACAAAATTGTCCACACATTCCTGAAGACTTTAGGCAGGATTACTGTCTTCAGATTATGGGTGACGATGTATTAGTTCACTCAAATCTTGATCTACCTCAGAATGTTAGGCAGAAAATTACGCTTTGGATGGAGACGGAGTTTAATTATAAAGCAAAAGATGGAACCATTTCGTCTTTAAAAAGTGCGGCTACTTTAGACCAGCGCTCCAGTTTCCTTAAGAGAGTCATTGACAATCGGGGAATGCTGGATACAAAAACGTGAGATGTTTGAGAGAAATTATTAGGGGGTCCAGAATACTCTGAGTGTCGTAATCATAGATCAGCATATTTTGCTAGGCGATTTGTTGATTTAATTATATATGATGAGGATAACCTTGAATCTGTCTCAATGTATCTTGCGTTTGTAACACAGTGAGATCATTTAAAGTTACACCAGAAGGAGATCTTTAAGATCTTCTTTTGCAGTACTGGATGTCTTAACGCGACTTTGTCTCAGCGTTGAGAATTATTCATTAACATCACGGGTATGGAGACTTCTGTCTTGCTGTCAGATGCCCAAAGATGGAAGAATTCGATTAAGAGGAACTACAATAGGTGTCTTGGCGAATACTCACAAAGCTTAGATTACGTGGATTACTGACTTAGTACGAAGACAAGAACTACGGTGGCAGACAGTCTGCGAAATTACAATCAACCTCCAATTTGGATTGATAAGGACGTATTCCGAATGTTACACGTGAGGTAGAGGGGAGTTTTGGTATTCCCCATACTACTCCTTTTAGAGTAATCCTGGTTCCTGGACATTGCACGTGATTTAGTGTTTTCATTACCAGGTGGGAGCAAATTGATATATTCTCTTCTGCATTAGCAGGCTAGATAAG